ATTGAATCCTAATACCGCTTCAAGACTGATCTCTACACCTACCTCTACTCTTTCCTGTCGCGCCTCAATGGCGCGCTATTTATTTAGTGTATTAAATTTCTTCTTAATACCTTAAATTATCAAATAATTATGATACTTATCTGATTATACTTTTGTTGAGTAGTAGATGTGTCTGCTGTAAACTGGAGTTAGTCATGGGTTACCATGTCTCCAAGTAAAACACAGCTAGTCACTGAGTTTTAAGCCTCTCAGTATCAATCCTGGGAGGCTATTTTTTTACACTCATGCTCGCTACCAACCTGCCATTCCTCGTCGCATTTTAAGCATACGAAACAACAGTGATCGCAACAGTCTGAACATATACCGGTATCTTCGTCAGCTTCAGCTCCACAACAGTTAGAAATGATTGCTATTTTATAGTTATTCATAAGAGTTTGACTTGGTAAATTCCGCTGGTCCACGAGTTTAACCCGTTGCCAATTTCAATGAGCTTTGCAAGTGGTGTTTTTATTTAATAATTTCATCATCATCCGGCCAAGAACGAATAGGACGCCAAAAAATGGGATTGGCAGTGCTGTCCATAACTTTCCATTTTCCATCTGTATAAATTGACAGTTTCATGGACTTGACTCCATTTTCCTCAATGATTGTATAAAAAGAACCATTTAAATCAGGAAGTTTTTCCGCAACTGCTACCCACACTGACTGATCTCGATCTGCTAATTGTTTTTCTTTCATATGAACATGATAAGCCAATAATAAACTGATGAATGCCCAAACCGTCATTGGTATTGGAATATATTGAAGTGTTTTCATATCAATTTGGCTGGTCGGGCAGGATTCGAACCTGCGACGAATCGGTTAACAGCCGATCATTCTACCACTGAATTACCGACCAGTTTGTCTAATCTTCCTCTTCTAAAACCTGATACAACCAGAGTGCTCCATCCAAGCGAGCTTTATCATAATCTGAATTGCTACGCTCTGACTTCCACAACATTCGGTCCAACCTATTTGCTAACAAGCCTCGTATAGCCTCTATACCAGCCGTGAAGGCTTGTTTCTCTATCCTTGCTATCCTTCCATCAAGTGCTCCACGTTCGCGTCGTATAGCGTATTGTAGAGCTTCTGCCTGTAGTGCCTTAGTCATTGTCTGTCTCCGTATATGTCCAATTTTGTATAGCCTCTTCGAGTGCTGCGCTAAATGTTTTCTGTTCTAAGTTAGCTATCTTTTTGAAATCGTTAACTAACTTAATAGAAACATAGGCAGTAAATCGCTGATAACCTTCCTTAGGTGCATCGTATTTACGTTTCGGTTTATCCATTGGTCTTCTCAACAACGTAGTCCGCGAGTCTCTCTAGTCGTATCGGGCAGGTCCATACGCCAAGAGCCTCGTTAAACTCACAACTATGTCCTTTTAGGTATTCTGCTGCCGCTTGCTGTTTGTCAGTTGGTAGCGTCCGAATATCGTAAAAGGTTTTAACCAGTCTCGATTTTTTAGCCGATGGTGGTGGTGGCGTTTGAGGTTGATGGGTGGAAGCACGGTTACCGTCATCATCCTCAGGAGCTATGCCACAGGTTGCCATAAGACTGTACCTACGAGCATACGTAAGAGCAGACCCGTAACCTTGAGCATCCTGTTTGCTAGCCGGTACATGTAGAACTCCAGATGTCATGGTTTGTCCTGACTCGTGTACCAGAATTGTCTCAACGGCTACGCCATTGTCACAAGGATGGGTTGTCTGCATTAACGCTATTCCGTTGTCGTTAAGTGCGTCGATTACAGCCTCAACACATGCACTTAAATCAGCATAACGAGACCTGAAATGTGGGTTTGTTGAAGTCTTAAGCGCTGGGCCAAAGGCTTTTTGTGCTTTTACAAATGCTTGATAGATTGTGTTTTCTTTACTCATGCTTTCCTCCTAGTTCATTGAATCAAAGTCTGTATCCCACTCTGCAACGAGCGGATCTGGGTCATTTACTGGTGCGTTTTGGCTCTCGCAGATAAGCAGATGGGCGACCTCTTTCCAGTCTGTAGCCTCAACAGGTGTTACGCTTAACTGATGGTAGATTGCTATCATCATGAAGGCGTTTAGTTGATCCATGTATTCCTCAAGCTGTTCAGCAATGACGCAGCTAGGTTTACCAGATGCCACTATCTCCTCCACGAAGCGGTAGGCTTCCTTATCGCGCAGAAAAAATTCGTATGCTTTTTGTGTGTATTTAGTCATGTTTGTCTCCTTGTTTGGTTATCTTATCACTCTATGTTTACAGTACAAGTTATTAACGTCTTTTTTTAGGTGTCACTACAACGTCAGTGTCTTGATCCACTTGCTCAACCACGTAGTCGAGTGAGTGAATAAGTGAACGTGAGCAATTGTATCGAGCTGTCTCACAAGTAAGCGTATGGAACGCTCGCTCGCTACCAACTAAAATCAATGCGATTGTGACAGGAACTCCAACGATTGTAGCTGTAGTTAAAAACCATGTAATTGCTTTATTGCTCATTGTCCTTCTCCACTGTGTTTACAAAACCTTTGCTGAGTCTATCCCAGAAGCTGTAACGCGATTGGATCTTACGGTTGTTCCAGTAAGGTGTTTCACCATTACGGCTCTGAGTTTTGCTTTGAGCTATTAGTGCCGATTGGCCATCGTTGTATGCGCGTATACCTTGCTCTGTGCCTACTATCATTACGTCTGGAAAGATAACGCCGCAGCCGGTTGTTGATGCTACAAGTGTAGCGAGTATTAGTCGTTTCATATTGTCTCCAAGTTAATTGTTTAACTACTACGTTTACATAGGATGTAGTCGTCATCCTACGGGTTTCACTTAATGTGAAAATTTATGGCCAATACGGATTAATTGGTCTAATCGGCTGGCCCCATGCGTTATTCGGTACAACGCTAGTAACAGTTGTATGGGTAACAGCGTTACGATTGCCCAGATACTGCTGTACGTAATCAGGTCCGACACGCTCAGTTGTTACTACGCTGTAGCCAGTACCGTACGGATTAACCGGTATATTCGCGGGTGGAACATACCCAGGAACTACCGGCACTATGGGTGCAAGTATTGGTTGCTGTGAGTACTGCCCAAACAATGATGGTTGTTCAGCTAATGGGCCTGGTGCGTTTATGTCTAAGAGTTGGGCCTCGCAGATTACAGATGCTGCGATGAGGATGAAGTAACCGCTAACAAATATCCAAGCGGCTAAAAGGATTTCAGTGAGTGTTTCTAGCTTAGTCATGTTTGTCTCCGATATTTATTGGTTGTGAGTTATGCCAATTAAGGTTGCAAGCTGCTTCTTTTTTTTCTTTAACCTAACGCTAAAAGTGCAATAAATTATTCCGTCACACAAAACCTCGTACCAATATGGGTTCGGTATATCTGGATCGTATTCAATAGAAATTACGCGGCCCGTTTTGTTTCCGTCTGTTGTAACAAGATCTCCGACGGTTATTTTTTCTGTGCTTTTCATAGTCATGTTTGTCTCCTAGTTGTTTTCAGATTTAATTAGCTTCCATCCAAGTGGCCCGCCACCCAGACTAGAATCATAGCCGTGAGCCCATTCATAACCAGCGTTGTGAGTTACCTGACGGGCTTCGTCCACTTGGCTTAGATCAAACAGTTCTGAATCAATCCAGCCATTGCGGTAGGTCGTAAGAAGTTCGATTGCTTCTTCGATTGTCATGGTCGTTGTCTCCTACTTCGATTGTTTTTTGTTTAGCTCATCATATAATTCGCTAGCCATATTAGTGTAAGCGTTCGTACCTAAAACTGTATTGAAAGCTGTTTCTAAATCTTTGCCTTCGAGCATCAATTTAAGAATTTCAGCGCTTATTCTAATGTCTTTGATTTGTTGAAGTGTGCTTGCTGTAGGTTTCATAATCATTGTCTCCAATCGGTAAGTGCTAATCACTCACCTCATACTCTTATGTATACATTATGAGATGTATGCGCGCAACCAAAAGATGCAGAAAAAGTGATGGGCTTATATTGCTATGAGTTCAGGTACTTAGAAGAAAAGTGAAAGATTTTGCAAAAAGTTTTGAATAAAAGTGAACCTCAGATCGTCTTGGAGATCGTGAGCGTTTAGCGAACACAACGCGCAGGCTATGGCCGAGCATATGACTAGATGCGACTAGGTTGCGTTAAGTAAGGTATGGCTAATGATACTCAGTTGCATTAGTGTACAACTGTGGACACAGTGCAAAATCAGACTATGACTAAGTCGAGACAGCCTCTTACAGTGCGTACGATACGCAAGAATCAACGAGATAGAGGTATCCTATATAAAATCATCAGAGCGAAGTTGGGGCTAACACAAGAGGCTATGGGCCGTTTAATAGGCTGCACTCGAGACTCAATAGCAGCGAGAGAAGGTAGTAAGCGATTGTACACAGCTCTCGAGTTACAAAGACTCAAGGACATCAGCGGTATGACGAACGATGAGTGGTGTGCGTTGCTCGAGGAGATAGCCAAGTGACTGATAACATTACATACCTATATGTAACTACCTGGTATCACTATGCATATCCTAGTTTATTAGTATTGGAAAACTAGGTGGGTGTAACTCAATGAGATCGTTGGGGGGATTAGTGTGCGCAGAATGTAATGAGGCAGGCACCCCCCAGCTCCGCGCCAGAAAAACAAGTTATGTTCTTAGGTTAGTTCTGTTCCTAGGCTGCACGGCAAGTTTCCCAGCCGCGGCGCAGTTTTTGCAAAAAGTTTTCAATTTGAAACCACCCGCCAAAGTAGGCGACGGCGCATGCTATCTCCCACTAAAAAAGTCACCACATCACTCTCAACCGTCGTCTCATTTCTCCCATCTCCCACATAAAAATCCCAATCTTACTACCCAACCAACGTTCTAACCTACAGCTATGGAAAACGATTCTAATCTGAATTCAAAACCGGCCGTCGTTTCTGAGGATGCCGATTCTGTAAAAATCTCTGGACTACCAAAGCCGTATTACCAGGATGAGCAGATAACTTTGTACCATGGAGATTGTCGTGAGTTGTTGCCGCTGATACCAAGAGTTGATTTGGTGCTGACTGATCCGCCTTATGGAATAGGCATTTCAAATAATCCTGTTAGGCAAAAGCATGATCGAAAGGATTGGGATAATGCTCCAGTTGATAGTGGATTACTTCAGTTAGTTATTCAGGCTGGGACTGTAGCGATTGTATGGGGTGGCAACTATTTTGGATTACCAGCACAGCAGTGTTTTTATGTATGGGATAAGCAGCAACCAGAAGATTTTAGTTTAGCTATGTGTGAAATGGCTTGGACTAACAATAAAGGTCCAGCCAAGTTGTTTAGAAAATCAGTATTAAGTTACACCAAAGAGCATCCAACGCAAAAACCAGTTAGTTTAATGACCTGGTGCATTGGAAAAGTTCCAAATACAAAAACAATACTAGATCCATTTGCTGGTAGTGGCACAACACTAAGAGCAGCAAAAGATTTGGGGCTTTCATGTGTGGGAATAGAACTAGAGGAAAAGTATTGCGAAGTAGCGGCTAACCGGATGCGGCAGGAGGTTTTAGGCTTATGAGTGATGAGGAAAAAGAGATTTATTCAAAGCATGGCGTAGTAAAATTGCTCCATGAAGGACAGTTAGACGATGGTATTGATGATATATCGATACCAAAAACTGTAGTTATCAATCCTCCTAGACGTAAGGATTACAGCAATCAGCGGTATGAGAAGGATCCAGAGACGAGTGCTGCTGTTACTAGGCTTGCTAGGCTTGGGCTTACCAAAACTGCTGTAGCTATTGCGTGTAGGCTTAGTCCTACTGAGTTAACGAAGTGGTATGGCGAGGAGTATGCGACTGGGCAGGCTGGCATGCAGGAGGTTGTTGCTCGTGGGTTGATGGAGCAGGCGATGGCTGGGAACCCACAGATATTGATGTATCTCGGTAAGGCTAAGTTAGGTTGGACTGAGGCTAATGTTGTTGAGCATGTTGGCACTATAAACGCTGTTGTTAGTGCTAAGCCTTTGAGTAGAGAAGAATTTGAGCAGCGGTATCTTAATTCTAATGCCGAAGAGGAAGAGTCATAGTATAAGGTCGCTAGACTTAAACTACACTGGAGACTCTATGACTACCCGCTATAAACCCAAAGTATATCAGTTTGTTTATTTTCGCTGTCCTAAGTGTCGGCAGATTAGTTGCATGGCTACGGCTAATGGTTGGGTTGAGTGCAGTTTCAAAGGCTGTGGTCGAAGAACGCATTACACTCGCTGTGAGATTACTGAGGAGGAGTACAATCGTGTCTGGGGATAAGATGAATAATGAATAAAAAGTTTATATTTGCAGGAATCTTATTTGAACCTGGAGACATTATTGAGTGTCCTAAGGTTTCTATTGGTCACGCAGAGCGACATCACATAGTTTTGCAAAATGGCGAAACACGGGATCTTGGCAACAACAACGCAGATATGTGGAGATTTTGGACTCCTTTGGTAAACATTGGTCATTACAGCAAACATCCTGATCTATTTAGCAAAGAAGATAAAGACTATTATTTTCCAGAGGAATAATGGGCATAGAACATAGCCTTAAGGAGCCAGAGCATACGCGTCGCTGCCCGTGTTGTAAGCATGTGAGCACTGTGTCGACACAAGATGGGCGTGATTTTTACTTTTACTGCCAGAATCCTGCATGTTCAGTTGAACGGATTTATGGTGATAACGCTGTAATGATGTCAGGTCATTTGTTGGTGACGAATGAGTAGCGAACCGCGATATTGGAAATGTCCTGAATGTGAAGAGGTTTGGATGGTTGATGGTCTCTTACCTCAACTCACTATATGTCAGGAGTGCGAAACTGAAGTTGTTCCTAAAGACCATGAACTAAGTGATTTAGAGTTTTGGCAGTATTGTAACGAGCTAAAGAATGGATGCTGATATGACTGAACCGAAAAGAAAAAAGCGAAGAAAAGCGAGAATTAAAACATATAGTCATGGATTTATTACAAATGGTCCTGGATTTTATAATGAATCAGGAGAGATTGATGGCGAGAAACTGGGCCAAGCCATGCTTAGTTTTGTTGAAGGCGTACTAGCCAAAGTAAAAGCAAGACAGGCAGAAAAAGAAAAGAATGGATATTGATATGAATTTGAAAAACACATTTTTATCACTTGAGCCTGATTCTACTTTAGACGTTGTTATTATTTACTGCATTATTATCGGATGGTGGGCGATCCTATCGGTGTGTTCAATTATCGCACTTATGATAGCTATTAAATTGATATTTTTATAAATTTCATGAAGCACATTTAATGACTGAATCTATTGAAAGAGTTGTATGGGCTCCTCAATCGGGTCCGCAGGAGATGCTGGTTGCATGTCCTATAACTCTTATCGGTTATGGTGGCGCTCGTGGTGGCGGTAAGACCGATGGTGTACTTGGCAAGTTTGCTATCAACCAAGAGCAGCTAGGCGAGGCATTTAATGCTATATTCTTTCGTAAAGAATTACCTCAAGCTGATGACCTTATTGAGCGTGCTAAGCAGATATACTTACCGCTTCGTGCTCACTGGCAGGACCAAAAGAAGCAGTTTACGTTTCCTAATGGCGCACGGTTAAGATTTCGACCATTGGCTGATGATAGTGATGCTGAGAAATATCAAGGTCAGAATCTTAGTCATGCTGCAGTTGAGGAGGCTGGTAACTTTTCTAGTCCATCGCCTATTTTCAAACTATTTGGAGCGCTTCGTGGTCGAGGTGGAGGCCAGGTCATACTCACGTTTAACCCGGGTGGTGTAGGTCATCACTGGTTAAAAGAGTTGTTTATTAAGCCAGCGCCTAACGGAAAGAAGATATTAACAAAGGATCTGCCTAATGGTTCATCTTTTGATTACATCTATATTCCCAGTCGCATTGGAGATAACCAGATACTTTTAGCGCAAGACCCAGAATATATTAACCGCTTGCACATGGTTGGGTCTCCTGAGTTGGTGCGAGCGTGGCTAGAAGGAGACTTTGAAATCCATGAAGGTTCGTACTTTCCAGAATTTAGTTCGCGACACATTATCCAGCCTTTTAATATACCTAAGCATTGGCCTCGTTATCTTGGTTATGACTGGGGTTTTCGCTCTCCTTTCGCTGCTGTTTGGGGTGCTGTTAGCTCTGGACGAGACGACAAAGGTAACGAGGTTCCTTATCCAAAAGGCTCGATTATTATTTACCGGGAAATGCACGGCAAAGGCATCGACAATATCGAGCAGGCAACACGCATTGCAGCGGCTTCAGTTGGTGAAAACGTCCACGCCGCAGCAGACCCCAGCATCTTTAATAACCAAGGTGGGCCAAGCATTGCCGACCAGTTCCATACAGTGTTTGCGAAATACAAGCATCCAAACTTTCGGCAAGCTGATAACGACAGACTTTCAGGCTGGTCGCAGATAAGACAACGGTTGGTTGCGAAGCCAGCTCTGTTGTATATTGCGACTAATTGTCCCGCATTGTTGGAATCTCTGCCTAGTTTGGCGATTGACAAACGAAGACCAGAGGACGTTGATACTGAAGGCAATGACCATTTGCCGGATGCTTTACGCTATTTGTGTAAGGAAAGGCTTATCGACAGCAAGTGGGAGCAACCTGCAGAAGTCTTCAACAAAGGTGTCATTAAGTTACAAGCGTATATCGCACAGATGCGAGCGCAACGAGGTAGAGCCCAAATATGAAAATTAAGCCGTTAGTTGAGCGATTCTCCTCTACCTATTGGAAAACTGAAATCACTCGTGCGGAAGAGAGATCCAAGAAATTCGTTGAGATGGCTGAAGAATCCATCCGTGTTTATAACGCTCAAAAACAAGTAGGTATCCTAAATGATACAGAGCGACGACTTAATGTTTGGTGGTATTGCGTTAACACTCTTTTACCTGCTTACTATTCCTCTACGCCGAAAGCAGAAGTAAGTTTGCGAAAGCGTACTGGTGGCTTAATCGAAGAGCTATCAGCTACCATCCTTGAGCGAAACATCCAGTACAATATGGATGTAAACTTTCCATTCGATAACGTTGGATACAACGCAGCGTTGCAGTTTCTCCTTACTGGGCGTGCAGTATTGTGGGCACGTTATGAAGCTGAGATTGAAGAGAGCGAGATGGAGATTGCTCTGTTTCAAGCTCCAGATGGAACTCTTCTTGACGATAAAGGTCAACCATTTACTCAAGAGCTTATTGAGCAACGTCAAGGCCCAGGCGGACTCGTTCTTGGTAAGGTAAAGACTGAAAACAAGAATGAAGAGTATGCGCTTCTCGATGTAGTTCAATACAACGATTACTTCTGCTCTGATGCTCGCAACGAGATGGAAGTAGAGTGGCGTGCTCGTCGTGCGTTCCTTACTCGCCCACAAGCCGAAGAGTTATTTGGCGCTGAGATTGCTGATGAGATGTACTTCGATTCCTTTCCCGACAAAGCTACTAAGGATTGGAATAAAGATGCCGATAAGTACGAAGGCAAAGCTGAAGTCTTCGAGATTTGGTGCGAAGAAACCTATACGGTTTACTGGGGTCATAAAGCAGCTAAGAACTTTATTATCCATAAGTCTGAACCGCCTATAGATTTTGAATCGTTCTACCCATGTTCCGTTATTGCTCAATCAGCAGATCCTGATTCTGTAATCCCAGTATCTGACTATGCGCATGTTAAAGACCAAATTCTTGAGATTGAGCGTCTTACTACCCGTATCCATGCTGTAACCCAGACAATCAGAACTAACGCTCTCTATGATGCTTCACTTGGTTTACAGGTTGAGCAACTCATGATTGGCGACCTTAAAATGGTTCCGGTTATGAACTGGCCGTCATACAAGAGTCGTGGTGGCATCGCGTCTGGCGTAGAGTTCATGGAAATTGCGCCATACGTTAATGCTCTCCAGCAACTTCAAGCTGCAAGACAATCAGCGCTTGAGCAGCTTTACGAAACACTAAAAGTTTCTGATCTGCTTCGTGGTACTAGTGAGCAATATAAGTCTGCAACAGCAAGCCGCCTCGAATCACAATGGTCGTCGCTTGGTCTTGTTGTGCGTCAGAACATGTTCTGTAAATTTGTATCGGATGCTATCGAACGCATTGGTACAATTATTGCAGAACAGTTTGAGCCAGAGACTCTTTTCGATGTAGGTGATGCTGATAGAATGATTGAGGCTGTATTGCCGCCTCCTCCAGAACTTCCAGCTCCACCACCAATGTCAGAAGCAGGACCTGAAGGTATGCCACCAGGTGAGCCAGGTATGGAAGGTGGTATGCCACCAATGGCACCTCCTCCACCTCCAACTCCTATTGCTCCTCCGCCTGAGTTACAGATGGCGATATTTAAGCAAAAGATTATCGGATTGCTACGTAGCGATGACAAGTTAACCTATCGCATTCGTATAGCATCCGACTCAATGGTTGCAATCGACCAAGCACAAGAACAACAAGAAGGTGCGCAGTTGATGCAAACATGTGGAGATTTCTTCAACCAAATGAAATCTCTCATTGAGCAATATCCTCCTCTTCTTGGCTTCTCAATAGAACTATTCCAGAACGTGATTAAGCGATTTAAGAGCGGTAAGGAACTCGATGGTATATTCACCAAGGCGCTGCAGCAAATTGGTGACATTGCCAAAGCCAAAGAGGAGGCTGCTAAACAACCCCCACCTCCAGATCCTGTGGCTCAAGAGATGCAAGCTCGTATGCAGATTGCTCAAATGGAATCTCAGGCTCGTATTCAAGCTACACAAATTCAAGCTCAAGATAATCATGAGAAGAATATGCTTGCTGCTCAAGACCAGCAGGTTAAAATGCAACGCGAACAATTATTAAGTCAATTGCAACTGCAAAAGGCACAACTCGATCAATATATTGCAGAGCAGGAATTAGCATTAAAGCAGCAGGAGTTGCAGATTAAAGCTAATGCTGTGCAAGTTGATATGCTGAAAATTCAAGCAATGACTGATAGCGCACAAGCTAAAAACGAAATTATTGCTGAAAACAATAGGCTTCAAGGACTTCTAAAAGTTCAAGAACTTGACGCAAATCAGTTAGAGTTTAAGATGGCGCAACAAGTGAAGTTGATGGAAGAACAAAGACTTTCTCAAGAGCAGATGATTGAGCAAGCTCGTATAAATCTTGATGCTAATAAATTAGCTCAAGAGCGAATGAGTCAATCACAGCCGGTTGTTGTAATAGCGAAACCAAACGAGACTATTGGATGAGCAAGTACAAACTTTATCAGTGGTGTCCGATACAAGAAAAGGTTGTTCCAGTTGAAGAGGTGATGGTTCGCGTTCATGCTAATGCATCACATAACTTCATACATGATGAGATGCCGCCAACGCGCAATCCGCTAAATCCTAAGGAAATCTACACAAGTAAAAGCAAACTGCGAGCTGCATATAAAGCGGCTGGTGCTGTTGAAATCGGCACTGAATTTGATCGTGGCTATAATCCTGAACGTCACGCAGAAGTTCGTGAAAAACAGGTTGTGGCTAATTTTATGAGACAGGTAAAGGACAGACTAAATGGATAACGTAGAACAAGTAGAAACAGAAGCATTGGAGCCGCAGGACACCGAAGTCACTCCAGTACGAGAAAAAGAACAAAAACTAAGCATCCGCGATGCTCTTAATGAGCAATTTGACGCTCGTGATGATGAAGTCGTCAGCGAAGCTAAAGATGAGGAGCGATTACTTACTGGAGAAGTAAATGCTCCAGCAGCAACACAGCAAATGCAACAACCGCAGCCTGAACGGATTCCGGTTGTTCCACCTGCTGATATGAACGCAGCAGAAAAGGAAGCATTCCTCAATCCAACTCCAAACAATGCGCATGTGTTGCAACAATACATGAATCGCAGAGCTTACGAGCTTAGAAGCGATCATCAACGCAGAATGGTAGAAATTGAGCAGATGCAGAAGAAGACTTCTAGCGTGCTTGATACCATTAAAGAGTATGAGCTGGATTACGCAAAGCAAGGTATCTCACTGGGTGATATAGCAAAACGCTCAATCGCTTGGGATCGTGCGATGCAAAACAACCCAGTTCAAACAGCGTTAGAATGGCTGGACTCTTATGGCCTATCAATTAACGATTTAACAGCTAGCCAGCAAGAAGCGTTACAACAAGGTTATTATCAACCGCAACCGCAACAGCAAAATTACCTGACTCGTGAAGAGGCTGAGCGTATAGCTGAGGAGAAATTCCAAAGCTACCAGCAGCAGCAGCAACAGTCTGCCGTTGCCTATTATAACGAGCGGGCTGTAGAATCTTTTATGTCGGCTAAACCTATGTTTAGAGATCCGGAAACAGCTTCGCAGTTAGAGGCTGAGATGGCTCCTATCGTTAGTGCGCTTACTAGTACAGGTCGGTATAGCTCTCCTGAGGAGATCCTAGAAACCGCTTATAACTATGTAGTAGCTGGCAACCCGAACTTTTCCAGCCTCAATCAAGCAATGGCTGCAAAGACGGTAATGGATCAGAAACAAGCAGTAGTCCAAAAGGCTAAATCTGCTTCTCGCTCAATCTCTGGGTCCGCAGGTAGTGGGACGCCAAGAGTACAAACAAAAGATTTACGGGATAACCTCCGCCGACGTTTTGGTGGTGATTAGCTAAAAGCTATTTGGTTGTCCTGTAAGTATTAACTTTAAGGACAATTAAAATGGCAAATCTTGAGGAAGCAATCGTAGCGACCTTGTTTGACCAGTCTGATTCAATTGCTGATGAGGTACTCCACCACAATCCGCTTTTGAAGTCGCTGGATGACCAAGGTCTTATCCGTAAATTCTCTGGTGGATATGAACTCCGTAAGCCAATCATGTACAATGATGCGGCTGTTGGTGGATTCTACGCTGGATTCAGCTCGTTCAACCTTGATGCAATCGATGATGCAACTGCATTCCGATTTGCTATCAAGCAGGCTTACGAGCCAGTAGCAATCTCTGGACGTGATCGTCGTGCTAACCGTGACCAAGCTATGTTGCTTGATCTCGCTGAGATGAAGATGAAGGCTGCAATCAGCCGTCTTAAGAATACTGTTTCGACCTCGCTTCGTGGCGATGGAACTGGAAGTGGTGGACTTGAGTTTGACGGTATCAAGAAGGCAGTTTCGACTTCGCCAGCTTCAGGAACATACGGACAGATCGATCGTACGAGCAACACTTGGGCACGTAACCTTGCGGTTAACGTAACTCTTACTGCTGCTAACGTACAAGAGCAGGTAACGGATGCTATCAGCCAGATTACTCGTGGCGATGAGACTCCTGATCTTGCACTTTGCGATCGTACATCATGGAAGTTCCTCCACAGCTCTCTCACAGCTATTCAGCGAATTCAGCTTCCTGCAAAGAAGGCTACCGCTGGTTTCCGTGCTTTGAGCTACGACGGATGCGATTTCGTATTCGATGGTGGATTCGGCTCTTCAGTGCTTGAGACGAACTCAATCCGACTTCTCAATACTAAGTATTGGTCGTTCGACATGGTTCGAGGCGCAGACTTCAAGCCACTTGCTCCAGAGATGAATCGTCCTGTTGACCAGGATGCCTTCTTCACTGTGATCATTGTGGAAGGAAATCTCTGTTGTGCTGCTCCAGCTCTTCAAGCTGTTATTTACGCTTAATTAGTAGGAGGAACATAAAATGGCACGTTCAGGATCTTTTGGAGTTAATTACAAAAAGTCGTTTGGTACGGACCCGGCTGTTGTTGAGCATAAGCTTGGCGATCTTGGTTCTGATATTGATGGCGAGTGGATGTTTGTAAAAGCATCTGCATCCGTTGCTCAGTATGCATTTGTATTGATTAGCGATACATTTACAGTAGCTGAAACATCTGGTGCTTCGTCAATCGTTCAGCATGTTGGAGTGGCTCAGGTTGCTCTTGCTACTAACGAGTTTGGATGGGTATGGATTGGCGGTCCTGCTGGTGGTGGAGTTGGTAAAGGAATTAAAGGAAAGATTGCAGCATCGTATGTTGCTAATACTCCTCTTCTTACTACTGCTGCTTCTGGCGTAGCTGATGATGCTGGTTCGACAACAATTAAAAACGTATCTGCAACCACTCTTACGACTGGTGCAGCAAGCGTAGAATTGAAGTCAACTGGATACCTCACGCTCAACTAATCAATTAGCGGGTGGCTTGTATAGCACCCGCGCTTTATAAGGAGTTTTTATGGCTCTCTTGAATGATTTGATGGGAACAGGAATGCCAGGAGAGTTGGCTGCGGTATTGTCCACTGAGACTCTTTCGTCAGCTCCATCTCTTTCGTCATCTGCAACACTTACCGCTGCTGGCTCAACGATTACTGATGCACTTGCTATTACCTCGTTTATTAACTTGGTAGGAACTGCTGCACTTGGTACTGGTGTAAAGCTGCCGATCGATTGTCCTATTGGTTCACAGATTTGGATTGCGAATAATGGAGCGAACAGCATAAAGGTTTATGCTCAAAGCTCTCAGACAATCAATACATCCATTGCTGGTGCTACTGGAACAACGGTAACCAACTTGCAAGCTATTCAGTGCGTACGTCAGTCGACTACGAACTGGTTGGCTTTTGTTCACACTAAGGCAACTTAGTTTTATGGGGTGGCTTGTACAGCACCCCACATTTTTATTGGTGATTTATGCCAGATTTTACACCTTCTAATCCTGGAGCACTCTTTTCAGCTCGTAAAGTTGCGGCTGTAACTCCATCGGATTCTACTGATCTTACAGGCTGCAGAGCTTTGTGGATTGG